GCTTTTTGATGTTACTACTTTTGTTGATTCAGAAAAAGTAGATGTTCAGACTGTAGCTGCTGCTCAAGATTTGAAAACAAATGACTTTGTAGTTTTTAAATCGGACGCAACACTTGCTGTAACAGCGGGAACACCTATGACAGGTGGAACAAATGGAACTGTGACAGGTGCATCACATCAAAAATTTTTAGATAAGATTGACAAATATTTTATCAATGTTTTAGTTTGTACTTCAAATGAAAAAACAATAAAAGATTTATATGTTCAATACACTAAGAGAATGAGAGACAAAGTTGGTGCTAAATTTGTATGTGTTGTTTATCGTGCTACTGATCCAGATTATGAAGGTGTGATTAACGTTAAAACTAAAACATTGGATTCTGATTTTCCTGAAAATTCAGCAGTTTACTGGGTTGGTGGAGCAGAAGCGTATTGTGCTGTTAATAGAAGTTTGACAAATCAAAAATATAATGGTGATTTTAAACTTGAAGTGGAAGAAACACAAACAGAATTAGAATTAGCTGTAAAAGCAGGGTATTTTATATTCCATAAAACAGGAGATGAAATAAGAGTTCTGAAAGATATTAATTCGTTTGTTTCGTTCATAAAAAGAAAAAATGTAGACTTCTCATTTGCTCAAGTGATGAGAACCTTAGACCAAATTGCTGCTGATGTTGCAACAATTTTTAATAAAACTTATTTGGGTTCATCTAACAATACTGAATATGATAGGAATGATTTGAAACGTGATATTTCAAAACATCATGAAACATTGGAAGATTTGAGAGCAATAAAAGATTTCAATGAAGAAACAGATATTACAGTAGTTGAGGGCGAAACTAAGGAAAGTGTACTAGTTACAACTAATATAAAACCTGTTGTAGCTATGGAAAAACTTTATATGAATGTAATCGTACAATAAAAGATAAAGGAGTGTGGGAATAAATGGCTGATACAGCAATAATGAAAGGTAAGGACGCTATATCTGGAAGTCTTGCTAAGTGTTTTGTTACGATTGAGGGCAAAAGATTTAATTTTATGCAGGCTATAAATGTAAAAGCAGAAATGGAAAAGAATAAGGTTGAAGTTCCAATCTTAGGTAAAACTGGGAAAGGGAATAAAGCAGCAGGATGGAAAGGAACTGGAAATGCTACTTTCCATTTTAATACGTCTATATTTAGAGAAGTATTGCAGGAGTATACAAGAACTGGTAAAGATTTGTATTTTGATATGCAAATTGTAAATGAGGATCCGACAGCAAGCGTGGATAAACAGACAATAATGTTGATTGACTGTAATTTAGATGGCGGAATTATTGCACAGTTTGATGCGGATGCCGACTATTTGGAAGATGAGTTTGATTTCACATTTGAAGATTGGAAACTTGTGGATAAATTTAAGCCGCTTGATGGAATGAATAAATAGGGAGTCAAAAACTCCCTTTTAAAATAATTTAGGAGGATATTTAATAATGAAAGATTTAAAATTTTTTTTAAAACAGAATACAATACCTGTGGAAAATCAGGAAGTGGAAATTTCAAAAAGATTCAAGGATGATCAAGGAAATTTTGTAAAATTTGAGATAAAACCTATTTCAAATGAAATGGATGATATTTTAAGAAAACAAAATACAAGGCAAGTTAAAAAAGCTAAAGGAGTATTTGTCCCAGAAACAGATACCCAAGGATACTATATGGATTTAGTTTTGAAATCATTAGTTTACCCCGATTTAAACGATAAAGAATTACAAGATTCTTGGGGAGTAATGGATTCAAAAGAATTAATAAATGCAATGCTGCTTCCAGGAGAATACTCGTCATTGCTTCAAGAAGTCCAAAAAATAAACGGTTGGGACATCAACATAGAGGACATTAAAGAAGAAGCAAAAAACTAATTGAGGCAAATGTGGCAGAGTATAACTACGCTTACTATTGCCTTCATAAACTTAAAATACGGCCAAGTGAATTTGCAGAAATGGATATTTATGAAAAAGGATTCATTATGGCCTGTATTGATTTAAAAATAAAAAGAGAAAAAGAAGCAGAAAAGGAATCTAAGAGAAAAGCTGGTCGAAGAAGACGTTAGGAGGTGGGAAATATGGCTACAATACAAAACAGCATAATCTTAAATGACAGAATGACACAGACATTTACAGCAATAAATAATGCAATAAGTGCAACAATAAATAGTTTATCCAGTCTTGATGGAAAATCTATGAATATTAATACTGCTAATTTGACAACAGCAAGACAACAACTAGCATTGGCTGATAATGAACTCCAGAAAATGAAAGGTGACAGTAAAGGGGTGAATGATAACCTGAGTAAGACGCCAGGCATTGCTGATACAATAAAGAAGAAAATGATGCAGGTAGGTGCGGCAATAGCAGGTGTTATGGGTGCAAAACAATTATTGGAAGCATCTGATCAAAATGCACAGATAACAGCTAGATTAAATCTAGTAACAGATACACCCGAACAATTAAAAGAGCAGATTTATCAGTCGGCAAATGATGCGAAAGTCGCCTATACTGACAGTATGAATCAGGTGGCAAAACTAGGATTACTTGCAAAAGATGCTTTTAACAACACCGATGAAATCGTTCAGTTTACAAATCTTATGCAAAAAGCATTCAAGATATCAGGAGCAGATGCAGTGGAAGCAACGAGTGCAATGTATCAACTTACTCAAGCTATGGCAGCTGGAAAACTTCAGGGTGATGAATTTCGTTCTGTAATGGAAAATGCTCCAATGGTAGCTCAAGCTATAGCTAAATATATGAATGTGTCAGTTGGTGAATTGAAAGAATTAGGAGCAAAAGGGAAAATAACGGCAGATATAATAAAAAATGCTTTGTTTAGTGCTGGAGATGATATAAATGCCAAGTTTAAAACTTTGCCTCTCACATGGTCGGATATTTGGACTCAAGCTAAAAACTTTGCATTGCGGGAGATGGAAGGCATACTTAAAAAGATAAATCAATTAGCCAACTCCCAAGCCTTTCAATCCTTTATAACTAATCTAAAAATTGGATTTATTGGATTAAAAGCAGTAGTGAATGGAGTTGTAGATGGAATTGCTATGGCTGGGAAATTTATAGCAGATAATTGGTTAGCAATAAGTCCAATAATTTATGGAGTTACAGCTGCACTAATGACTTATGTAATTTGGCAAGGAATTTCTACAGTTTTAGAATGGTTAAATGTAGCTGCTAAAACGGCCCTAAATATAGCAACAACTATTTTAACAGTAGCCAAAGTTGCTTTAACATTTGCTCTTTATGGCTATACTGCGGCTCAAACTTTAGCAAATGAAGCAGCTTGGGCATTTCCTGGAACTTGGCTTGCAGCAATCATAATTGGGCTGATAGTAGTTATATTATGGGCCTTGGTTGCTACTGTACAATGGGCGACAGGAACTCAAAGTGCATTGGAAACAATTGGTGGAATGTGGTACTGGCTATGCGCAGTTGTTGTGGATGTATTTATCATAATTTGGGATATAATAGTTGTCTTTGTTTCAGTAGTCATAATAGCTTTTATTGCCCTTGGTGCTTTAGTAATAAATGTTTTCATAGGGATATGGAATGCTGGAGTGTGGCTTGTAAACATACTTTTGCAGGCATGGTACTGGCTTGTCAATAATACTGCAATGGCTTGGGCTTGGTTGGGCATTGCTGTAAGCAATGTTCTGGCTTCAATATATAACTTTTTTGTTGATATAGCAAATGGGATTATAAAAGGACTTAACAAACTAGGTAAAGGAGCAGTTGATACTGCAAATGGTTTTCAAGATGGATTTTTCAAAGCTATAGATGCGGTCGCCAAGTTTGCAGAGAAGTTTATAAATGATTTCCTCAAAGGTCTAGCTGAAGTGGGGAAAGTTATAGATTCTGTTGCAGGAACACATTTTAGCAATGCGGGTTCTGTAAGTATAAGTGTTGGAAAAGGAAGTAGAGCCACATGGAAAGACATAGCACCTATTGAAAAAAAGGCTTTGCGAAATCCCAATAGTGTTAAAGTAGCACAAAAACAGGCTCCTCAATTTGGATACGCAGGGTTTGCTGATCCTTCGGGGTTAATGGAAGGTGTTATGAATGGCGCTGGGAAGTTGGCTGGTACAAAACTCACTAATCCTAATGCAAACTTTGACAAAGGAAAAAATGATGTCAGAAAAGGTGTAAAAGGATTAACTGATGGACTTAATAAAGCAAAGGATAATCTAACAGATATTGGAAAAGGCAAACCTATGCCGGATAAAGGAAAAGGTGGAGACAAAGGTAAAGACGGCAAAGGTGGCGGCGGTGGTAAAGATAAAGGAGACAAAGGTGGTGGAGGAAAAGATAAAAAAGATCCACACAGTAAGAGAACCGCAGATAATACAGGGAAAATGGCAGATAAAATGACAGATATGGATGAAGATATGAAATATCTGAGAGATGTTGCCGAAAAAGAATATGTAAATAAATTTACAACCGCTGAGATAAAAATAGATATGACAAATTACAATGATATTTCAAAAGAAGCAGATGCGGATGATTTTATAGACGCTCTTGGAGAAAGATTAGCAGAACACGTTTATACCGCAGCGGAAGGGGTGCATAATGATTAATGAGAACACAAGGTTATATATTTTATATTGATAAGGTGCTTTTACCTGTGGCACCTTCCTCTGTTACTATTACACATAAAAACATGAATAATGTTATAAATTTAATAAATGATGCAGAATTTAATATGTTAAAACAGGAGGGTCTGCAAGAAATAAGTTTTAAATTTATGCTTCCATCCCAACGTTATCCATTTGCTAGATATTTAGGGTTCTATCAAAGACCAAGCTATTATCTAAATAAATTGAAAAACTTAAAGAAAAGGGCAAAACCATTCCAACTAATAATAATTAGGAATTATCCAAATTCTGGTCGTGCTTACTTTAGTACTAATCTCAAAGTATCAATTGAAGATTTTAGTGTAGAAGAAGATGCTGAAGAAGGAATGGATGTTTATGTGGATATTAAATTTAAAGAATTTATTGACCCTAGACCAAAACAATATATAAAAAATGCTGATGGGACTATGAGTATTCAAAATCAAAGGTGGACAGATAAAGTGGAAAGTCGAATAAAAGAAATGAAATATGGTGATAAAATATGGCAAGTTATTAGGAATGAAACGGGTGGTCTTGACCAGCTTCAAACTGTTATTGAAGTAAATGGGATTTCGTCTCTTACAGGTTTTGTATCAGATAAATTAAGGTTGTGGTAAAAATGCTTGAAAATATATCGCAAAAAATAAAATCCTTTATGTCAAAACCAAATGAGGAAAGCTATGAAATGAAAAAGGATATTGAACTAGTAATTGCAAGTCAGAGTACTAAAACTATAGTTTCACCTCTAGTTACAAACAGTATAGAATTAACTTTAGAAAGAAAAGCAAGTCCAGGAAAATTAACATTCAAAATGATTTTTGATGAAAAAGTTCAAGAAGGTGATCAGGTAAGTTTGAAATATCGTGGACAAAATGTATTTTTAGGATATGTATTTGCTCGAAAACTTGGTAAAGATAACATTGTGTCGATTACAGCTTATGATCAATTAAGATATTTAAAAAGTAAGGCTTATTACGTTTTTAAAGGTAAAAAAGCAAGTGAAATTATTAAAATGATTGCGGAAGATTTTAAACTCACAATCGGAGAAATAGAAGATACAGGACATGTATTTGAGAAAAGGCGTGAAGATGGAACAACTTTAATTGACATGATTCAAGGAGCTTTAAGTGATACGTTAAGATTTACTGAGAAAAGATATGTAATTTATGATGATTATGGGAAATTGACATTAAAAGAGACTGAAACTTTAAAAATAAAAGATTTGATATTTGATAATACTTCTGGAAAGGATTTTGACTTTGAAAGTAGTATAGATAAAGAAACGTACAACCAAGTTGTACTTGACTATGTAAATGATAAGGAGAAAAAACTTGAGAAATATCAAGTATTTGATAGTGAAAATATCACTAAATGGGGACTTTTGCAATATTTTGAAAAAGTAAACAGAAGTAATGCGACAGAAGCTGAAAGAAGAGAACGTGCTAATAAGATGCTCAAATATTATAATCAAAGAACAAAAACTTTAAAACTTAAAGGAATATTTGGAGATGTTAGAATTCGTGGTGGTTCTTCTTTCATCGTTTACATGGATGTTGCTGAATTTAAACTTGCAAATTATATGTTAGTTGATAAAGTTACACATAAATTTGGGTTCAAGGAATATTTTATGGATTTGGATCTTGAAGGAACTATAGGCAAGGAGGAAGGACACGATGGCGAAACTAGAACGAGCACTCAAACAGATGATAAATAATGCTGTTGAGTATAATAAACCTTCTGAAATTTATGCAGGGAAAGTAGAAAGTACATCCCCTCTTACCATAAGACTCGATGTAAACGTACCTGCTTTGGAGGAAGATGAACTTATTTTGACACATTTAGTAAAAGATTATGAAGTAGACATCACCGTAGGACATTCAACAGAGGAAACAGAAATTGTCGAGGGTGCAGTGACTGACATAAAAAAACATAAACATGAGTATAAAGGACGAAAGAAAATAACTATTCATAATGGACTAAAAATCGGAGAAGGTGTTTTGCTAATAAGACAACAAGGGGGGCAAAAATTTATTGTTCTTGACAGAATTGATGACCCGCAAACAGAAGGTGAGTGGTTATGATACCAAAGATTGAAATAAGTGCAGATGTAACAGTGAG